GCAAGGGCGGCGTGATGTATGAAGAGAGCGCTGTCACCGATCCGCGCCGTTTTGAGAGCCAGTACGCCAGCACCAAGGCTGCCGTTATGGTGGCCGATGGAGCGTTGTCTGGCGGTAAAATCCAGCCAAAGGCGCAGGCCGCGCTGCCGACTGGCTATGAGAACATCCACGCCATTGCAGACGCCGCCATGAGCGAGGTCAGCGGCATCAGCCGCGAGTACCTTGGCACCGCGCAGAACAAGCAGGTGAGCGCGCTGCTTGAAAGTCAGCGCATCAACCAGGTGCTATCCACGCTGGCTGTGTTCTTTGACGCCATCACGCTGTACCAGTCCGAACACGCCAAGCTGATGCTGACCTACCTGCGTGTGCTGGCGCAGAACAGCGCAGGGCGGCTTATCCGTATCATGGGCGAAGACGGCGCCGCCGCCTACACCCGCGTTAGCGAAGACGTGATGAACAGCGAGTACGATGTGGTGGTGGGCGAGGCTCCGACCACGCCAGCGCAGAAGGAGCAGACTGTGGGCATCTTGACCACCATGGCTGACAAATTGCTGGCCGCTGGCACCAACATCTACCCGCTGGTGGCGAAATACCTGCCGATCCCGCAGCAAGACAAAGCCCAGCTTATCAAAGCCCTCACGCCTTCGCCAGAAGCGGCGCAGCAGGCCCAAGCTGCTGCCCAAGCACAACAGCAGCAAGAGGCTGCTATGAACGCGGTGATTGCCGAAGCTACTCGCGCACGGGCTACCAAGGACTTGGCCGATGCACAGGTCAAACAGGCTTCTATTGGCAAGGTGGTGGCGGAAGCCGACAAGGTCATGGCCGACACAGCCCGAACGCTAGAAGAAACTGGCAGCATCGCTGCCCAAACTGATGCACTACGCAACGCACCAGCACAGGACGTACGCGTAGTTATCTAACAACAACCAACGGCCCCCCTTGGCCTAAAAGGAGAACACATGGAACCAAACCACCTAGACGCACAAATTGCCGAGCTTGAAAAGCAGCTTGCCGAGACGCCACCCGCAGACGAACCACCTGCTGACGCCAAGCCTGCCGATACCACCCAGCCCGCAGCGGAGCAGCCAGCGCAACAGCCTGCCGATGATGCTACCGCCGAACAGCCAGACGATGAGGATTTTGCCAGCAATGACGAAAAAAAGCGTGCCCGCGCTTTTGCCCGCCAGCGCAAAGAGGCTAAGGAGCTAAAGGAACAGCTTGAGCAGGAGCGCCAGCAACGCCAAGCCATGGCCGAACGGCTGGCTAAGCTGGAAGGCCGCGCCGAGGCGGCACCTGCGCCCGCCGCTGCACCACCGTTAGAAGACCAAGAGCCGGACGCCGACCTATACCCAGAAGACCATGCCCGGTGGGAGCTGCGCCAGCTGAAGAAGGAGCTGGAAGAGGTCAAGAAGTTCAAGCAGTCGCAAGAGCAGGTCAACACGTTCCAGCGTGAAGTGGCTGGTGTGCAGGCGCTTGAAGGGCAGTTCAAGGCCAAGACGCCGGATTACGATGACGCGGTGCAGTTTTTGGTTGAAAAGGAAAAGCGCATGAAGCGCTTGCTGAACCCGCAGGCCACGGACGCACAGCTTGAGGCGCAAATTCAAGCCGAGAAGGTCGGGCTGTTCAAGCAAATCCTCGCGGCTGGCAAAAACCCAGCCGAAATGGTGTATGAAATCGCCAAGCAGGATGGCTGGCAGCCTAAGAGTAGCGCGCCTGCTGCGTCCGCCGCGCCTGCAGCCAAGCCGAAGCTGGACGCGATTGCTGAAAACCAGCGCAAAGCCGCAAGCATCATCGGTGGTAGCCCAGCCGATAACTCTGGTAGCGTGACATCCGACCAGATTTTCAATATGTCTATGGAAAAGCTGGTCAAGCAGCCAGAGAGCTTTTGGAACGAGGCTCTCAAGCGCGTTGGGTAGCCGATACGCCTGCTCTATCCGCTCCGAAGCCCCCTCTTGACAGGGGGCTTTTTTTACTAAACACTTACATCATCGCCCATCGTGTTCGGGCCGTAATCAGAACACGCTTCGCCTTAATGCTGTCCAGGCTGTAATCAGGACTTAGCGCTCCCACAAACCAAACAGGCAACGCATGGTGCGTTATCTGAACACATATTGAAAGGATACATTCATGGCTACCACTGGTATGACCACGAACAACGCCCTTGCAATTAAACTTTGGGGGCTGAAAGGCTTTGCCGACACCCTTAAGTCAACTGCATTCGGCCACATGGCTCGGCGCGGCACGATTATGCGTGCTTCCGAGTTGGACAACGCACGTAAGGGTGACACGGTCACTGTAAGCTATGTTGGCTTGCTAACTGGCCAAGGGCAAACCGAAGGCGGCACGATTACTGGCAACGAAGAAGCGCTTGACCTGCAAGCCTTCAGCATGAGCTGGAACGTGGTGCGTCACGCGGTTGCAAACCCGAACGATGACACCATTGAGCAAACCCGCACAAACGTAGAGTTTGAGCGCAACAGCCGCGAAATGCTGCGCAAGTGGCACGCCTCGCGCTTGGACGCCTCGGTGTTCAACCAGCTGGCTGGTGTTAACTCCACCACGATGACTGTTGACGGCACTGTGTATAGCGGCGCCGCCCGTACCATCGTGCAGGGCTTGAACACTGTGGCCGCGCCTAGCGCCAACCGCATCATTCGCGCCGCTGGCCGTGCCAACGACCAGTCGCTGACCAGCGCTGACACCTTCACGCTGGACTTGATTGATGCCGCGATTGAGCGTGCAGCAACGACCTACCCGACCATTGAAAAACTGGACGGCGAAGAGTTTGACCTGTACCTCCACCCGCACCAAATCACCGACCTGCGCCGTGATAGCTCTGGCAAAGTGCAGTGGCTGCAAATCGCTCTGGCCAACACCCAAGGCGGTAGCAACGAGATGCTGCAAAACACCAGCGCCTACAGCACTGGCATCGTGGGCCGCTACGGCAACGTCAACATCTACAGCCGCGACCGCGTGCCACAAGGCCAAAGCTCTGCCGACAACAGCGCCGTAGCCAACACCCGCCGCGCTGTACTGTGTGGCCGCAACGCGCTGGCCTTCGCCAGCCGCTTTAGCGGTGCGCTGACGGACGCCAACAACGGCAACACTCCCATGGTGTTCAAGACGGAGTTGAAAGACTACGAATACATCAAGGGCGTGGAAGGCCGTATGATTTACGGCGTGAAAAAAGTGCAGTTCGACGGCGAAGACTTCGGTTCTATCGTCATCAGCACCTTTGCCGCTGCTCACACTAGCTAAAGAAAGGATACAGAAATGGCTTTACCAACTCTGTTCGCACCTAACGCTGCTAACCCGTTTGAAGCTAAAGCTGAACCGCAAGGCGTTATCGCCGAGCAGTTCACGCTGACGCTGCCTGCGGGTACTGCGGCTGGCACCAATTGTGGCCTCATTCGCTTTCAGCGTGGGTTTACCCCGCTGAGCATGGCGATTGTAGCCACCGACATGGACACCGCCACTACGCTGGTGTTGGACGTGGGCTACATGTACGACAACAACGCTGCAAGCGGTGCTGACGTACTGAACGCCTTTGTCAACGACAGCACCATCGGCCAATCGGCTGGTAGCCTTGTATGGCCTACCGCTGGTGGCCTGCTGACTGGCACGAGCTTCACCGCTGCTGGGGATGGCTACATCAGCCTGACCACCGCTGGTGAAAATATTGAAGTCGCTGGTACTGTGACGGGTATCATCACCTACACCTACAACGTGGCGTAAGTGATATGGCTACACTAGCAACCATTCGGGGGCGCGTGTTAGCCAAACTTGTGGACGCTGGGGGTTCCATTGCGGAACCCACAGCGGCACAGGTGACTGCCGAGATTAACTCGGTGATTGATTTTTACGAGCCGCAGAACCTGTGGTTCAACGAAACGACCGCCACTGGCACACTGACGGTTGGTAGCGATGTTGTGCCAATTCCTGCCGATTTTAACCACTTTTTAGAGCCTAACGCGCTGGTGGTTGAGCAAAGCAACGTGCGCTACCCGTTGGTTAAGGTAAGCCCGCTGCAGTACGACAGCATGTACGCCGCCGGAACGGGGCTACCGCGCTTTTTTACCTACCGCAACCAAGGCATCCAGCTTTATTTTATCCCCGACCAAGCTTACCCCTACAGGCTCTACTACAATCGCAGTTATGCCGACCTTGTGGCAGATGGCGACAGCAACGACTTCACGAACTACGCCGAGCGGCTGATTGAGTACCGCACGCTGGCCGAGTGCTACCTCAACTACCGCAGCGATGTGGAAATGGGCCGCGAATATGAGCGCAAGGCCGCCGAAGAATTGAACAGACTTGTAAGCCAAACCCGCCAACGGCTGGCTACAGGCAACCTTGAAACGGACGACATCACGCGCCCGTGCCATGGTGGTTTATATTACAACTAACAGGAGAAAATGAAATGACTGTACTAAATCGTGGAGACATTGGCCGCACTACGCGCCAGTTCACCGCCAACGGCGCGACTTCGGTGGTTGTGCCGATGCCAGAAGCCAACGTCAACAGCGTGTACGCCTTCGGCCTGCGCACTGTGGGCGGTACACCTGGTGGGGCGCCTTACGTGTTTGCCGTCAACCCTGGCGTGAGCATCACTGTGCGCGCTGTGGCTGGCGACACCAGCGTTTACAACGTAGCCGCACTTAGTTAGCCTATCGGGGGCTACGGCCCCCAAGATTTTATAGAGGAGAGAACAGATGCCAGGCTCAACCACCAACTATGCTTTTAACCTCCCGCTGGTTAATGATCCAATTGATGCGGACTTGTGGGGCGGCCAGCTTAATGCCAACTGGATGAGCTTGGATGCACTGCTAAAAACAGCAAGCGACAACGCTATCAATGCACTGGCATTGGTTGACTTTGGCGACATTAAAATCACTTCACGAAGCACCGCGCCTTCTAAGTGGCTTTTCTGCCGTGGGCAGGCAATTAGCCGGGCAACCTATTCAGACTTGTTTACGGCTATTGGCACGACCTACGGCGCAGGTGACGGCAGCACGACCTTCAACGTGCCGGATATCCAAGGCCGGGTAGTCGCTGGATTAGAGGCTACCGCAACGCGCCTGACGACAGCGGGTTCAGGCATTGACGGCGACACACTAGGGGCCAATGGCGGCGACCAGAATATGCAACAGCACACCCACGTTGTAAATGACCCTGGCCACAGCCACACAATTCAAAGTCGTCAGAATGCGGGCGCAACAACTGCCGTTGCAGCAACATCATTAAACAATGTTGTGACTACTGCTACTGATTCCGCAACGACTGGCATTACTTTGTCCAACACTGGGGCGGGTAACAGCCAGAACGTACAACCGACTATTGTTCTTAACTACCTTATTTACGCAGGCGTTTAATGACCTACGAGCTTAAGCCCATCAGCGTTCTACCGGGAGTCGCGCCGAATACCGACACGACCCCGCAGAACACGCAGCACTATGTTGCAGCTGATAAAGTTCGCTTTGTTGATGGCGTGCCGGAGAAGATTGGTGGCTGGGCTAGCCTTGTGCTATCTGGCAACTTTTCCATGAACGGCACGCCGCGCAACATCTTCAGTTACATCTTCAACGGCATCACATACTACCTCGTCGGCACGCACACCAACCTATACCGCATCGTTGGGAACGCGCTGTTCAACGCTACGCCGGTTGAGAACACAACAGATGACTATGTAGACGTTTTAAGCACCAACTACGACACGCTGGCAAGCAACCCGTTCAGCGTGACTGACGGCAGCCCGATTGTGACCGTGACAGATGCCGGGCACCCGTTCCTTGATGGCGACATTCTAAGCTTCAGCGGCGCAACTGACACGGGCGGCATCTTGGCGGCCTCGCTCAACGGCGCTAAAAGCATTTCCAACGTCACCACCAACACATATCAGTTCAACGCCAGCGCTAACGCCACGAGCACCACGACAGGTGGCGGAG